GGCCTCCATGATCACGCAAGCTGAAAGAGCATTGGACGCCAGAACGATCAATGAGAGCTTCACTTTTGCCACGGACGCCGAATCCCCTTTCACGTATCGGGTCGATTATGATATCGGCGACCAGGTGCTTGTTAAACACAGCGCATGGGGCATTGAGCTTGAGTTGAGGATCTCTGAAATTGAAGAGGATTATGAAAACGGCGGGCGGGAAATCGTCCTGACCTGTGGATCCACAATGCCTGAAATCATGGATTTCGAGGAGGGATAAGAATTGTCGGTTTTAGCAAAAGAATTTGGCTACTTTTTCAACAGTTCCAGCGGCGACCGAACGTATAGCGCAAGCAGTTTTGAAGAATGGCTAAAACCATTTTTCAAGACGGGCGTATTTGCGGGTGGCCTCCAGGTGACGGCACAAAGCACTCCGGATATGTCGGTTAATGTCGCTGCCGGTTACGCTAACCTCAATGGTAAGTCGGCCAGATGGCCTAATGTGAGTACGGTAACCATTCCGACCGCTTCCGGCTTCTATAACCGCATCGATACGGTCGTTTTGCGCCGTAACGATACTGATCGGACCATCTCCATTGATGTTGTGGAGGGCGTCGCTTCCACAAATCCTGTTCCGACAGCGCCGGTGAGATCAAACGATATCTATGAGCTTGTGCTGGCCCAGATCTATGTCGGTGTGGGCGTGACATCCATCACAAACGCTAATATCACGGACAAACGGATGGATTCGGCGGTATGCGGTTATGTGGCATCCAATATCACCGAAATCAATTTTGACCAGGTTAAGACGCAGTTTGAAGCCTGGTTAGCTCAGTACGAAAGCGAGCAGCTCGGAGCCTTTGAAACGTGGTTCCAGGCTATGAAAGATCAGCTTTCCGAAGACGCTGCCGGAAATCTGCAGAATCAAATTGATAACAAGCTGGACAACGTGGCCAATGACGCTACGCATAACGGATACGTCCCTGCTACGAACGGAGCTGCCGAAAAAGTATGGATGACCGGTTCCGACGGCGTTCCCGCCTGGAAAAATGTGAGCGATACATACCGCAATGTCGTAGACAATCTGACAACTGAGGATAGTTCCTCTTCGCTGTCTGCGGCTAAAGGTAAGGCGCTTAACGACAAGATCGACGGCCTTGTTTACAATGGCCTTAACTCTGATGACGCGAATAAAGCGCTGTCGGCGCTCCAGGGTAAAAATCTGAATGATAAAATCAACGGGCTTGTGGTTAACAGCCTCACTACCGCTGACAGCTCAAAAGCGTTGTCGGCGGCACAAGGTAAGGCGCTAAACGACAAGATATCCAAAGCATTCGTTATTAAAAACTACACATATGCTTATACCATTGCCGCTGGTAAATCTTTGAATATAACAGGAAAAAACTTTGGCACTGAAACGCCTTCGGGCTATAGACCTTCTGCAGTCTTAAACGCTCGGACAGGGAGTGACACGGTCCAGCTTGTGCGCGTTCATGGTTCAGCGGTAGGAACAACCGTTGCAATGATTGTGACAAACAATGGAACCAGTACTAAAAATCCGACAGCGGCCATAAGCGTTTTGTATATCAAGGAACTATTATTTAATTGAGGGAGGAGGAGCTGCTGTGTTTATCGTGGATCCTGTAACCAAAAAAATCACGCTGCACAAGGGCGACACCGGTTCTGTTATGTATAAAGTAACCGGTTTTGATCTGGACGAAAGCGCCAGAGCAAAGTGGACTATGAAAGATAGTAAAGGCGAGGTCGTTAAATGGGGTGTATATCCTTTTACGGATAACCAGTTTTCCGTTGAATTCACGAACAATGAAACGGACAAACTCCCCGCCGGCAAGTATAGCTATGATGTCCGCATCGCAAAAGAGCCTGAATTTGACGAAGAAGGCGACATCATCAACGGCTATATCCGGACGCCGGAAAGCCCACTGGTAGTGGAGCTTCTCCCCGTGGTTGGCGACATTTAAGAAAGGAGTAAAGACACCGTGAGCGAAGCAATTGAAATTGTCAATGCGGAACCGGAAGTTATCGAACTTGCCGTTGATTTTGACAGCGAGGTCAGCGCCAGGGACGCCGAAGCCTGGGCCGTAGGTAAGCGCGGCGGCGTGGACGTCAGCGAAGATGACCCCACGTATCACAACAATTCCAAATACTATTCCGAGTTTGCTGAATCGGAAGCGCAGGAAGCCATCGACACGATTAGAACAGCGGCGGAAGAAATCAGAGATGATTCCATCGTTGCGATCAATCAGGCCGCAGAGGAAGCACGAGAGTCTATCCCGTCTGACTACACCCAGTTGAGCGACGACGTAACTGAGTTAAAGAGTGCCTTAAGTGCAATAACCACAGTAGTTGAGCCTACAAATTATATTGATATTTCGGATGACACTTTAATTTCGCAAACTGTTGATGTTACGAAAACATATAATTCAGACGGAACAATTCAGTTCGTTTTTACTGCTACAGCAAACCCGTTTCTGCTGTATAGGCTTGATGGCCTGACGAATGGGAAAGCTTATATATTGACTTTCAGTCTTATTTCTGGATCTTTATCCGCTGCGTCAAACCAGAAAGTAGGTATATGGCTTTCTGGCAGCAATTTACATAGGACGATCGCTGCTTCTACAAAAAGCGATAATCAGTATACAATTGAGTTTACAGCAGAAAGCGGCACGTTAGCATTTGTGCTATCGCTCATATACAGTTCAAAAACAACTGTTTTGGGAGATTTTTCGCTTGTAGAAAGTGGTGCAGTTTCAAAAACAATAGTCAACAACGATTCCTTGAACGATATCCCAGAAACAGCACTAAATAAAGGCACACAAACGAAACTCAATATTTCTGAGACAGCATATACTGATAATAATTTAATTGACTTCACAAACCTCACGCACGGATACATAGATAGTTCTAACGGAACTGTTCACGAAACTGGTAGCCCATATTCTGCAACGGATTTCATTCCAGTAGTTTCTGGAAAGTTTTATTACTTTAAAAACGTTTTGCGTGGATATTATGCTTTCTACTCATCTGATGATTTTTCTGGATTTATAAGTGGCAGAGGTTATCAAGACAGTACAGAAAACTGGTTCATCCAAATTCCAGACAATGCAAATTATGCGAGGTTTACAGTTAACGAAACTAAACTGGACAGCACATGGATTAACGTTATCAACAAAGCGCCAACAGGTAAAAATGTTCTTGTGCTTAACGAGAACGTTTTGATTAACGCCGAATACCCAGAAAACCCATGCAATTATAACGGTGATGAGATTCGCATTTTCAAGAAAATCCTCTGCATTGGTGATTCTTTGACAGAGGGTGTTTGCAATTACAACGATGGTACACAAACAATTATTAACACTGCATTCCGTGATTATTCATATCCTACATTCCTCAAAACATTAACAGGCAGAGACACAACAAACGCAGGACTTGCAGGGAAAACAATCGAACAGTGGTACGCCGCAAAATCTGGCACAGATTACAGTGGACACGATGCTTGCATCATTCAGTTAGGGGTTAACGATGCTCTTGGAAGCGGTTGGACAAGTGCTGCAGAAACAGCTATGGGGAATATCGTTAACAAAATTAAATCTGAAAATAACGGCATCAAGATTTACATTGCGACAATCATTCCCGCATTCAGCTATTCTGGCTCTGCATTTGACGCTGTATCTGCGGGTATTCGGGCATTTGTTGAAGGCTTGAACGATCCAATGGTTATCCTACTTGATATGGCTGTATACGCTCATACAAAAGAAGATGCCGTATATAACAACGGACATTTGACAGCTTTTGGGTATCTACGTCTTGCAGAGGATTACAAAGCCTATATTAGTAAAATCATTGCGAGTAATAGGCCGCTTTATCGTTCTGTTCAATTGACAGGCACAAATTACTCGCTGGATTAGTGATTTAAATACACACTGATATGCGGTGGCGGAATAGACTTGACCGGGATCATGACCCGGAGGGGACAGGACAGCAACGTGCCACGGAGTGAGTTCTGCCAGTAGACGCTTTGAAGTAAGATTTGGTACTTGGCCATATAGTGCATGGCCCGTCGCAAACCAAATCATGTGAGGTGCAAATCCTCACCCGCATAACGCAGACGGGATGAATATCCCGCCAAAAAAGAAGGGGGCTAATGCCCCGTGACGGTTAGTAGCCCTTCTTCTCCAGCCATTCGTCCAGAGCCTTTTGGATGCACCATGAACGAGGGCGTTCTTCCTCTTTCATGTACTTGTCCAGACGCTCTGCGATGGATGGAGGAAGCGTGATCTGATACCGCTCAAAGCCTTGTTCTTCGATGCCACGAAGTGAACGGCCTCCATTGATACCCACTTATATCACCTCCTGTATATCAGGGTACTGAGTTAAAGATGGTTTGTCAATGTGTGCCGAAATCCATTGAAATACAACGGCTGTAGCGGTATCCAACTTTGAGATAACACTTTAACACAGATCTGACCGGGGATGATGGCATCTTCCCCGGTTTCCTTTTGGTGCAGCGCGAGGTGGTGACGCCATGATTCAGTTTCTGGTTGGTCTGCTGGTTGGGGCCTGCACGGCCGTGTTTGTGGTGGCGCTTGTGTTTGCTGGAGGTGATGATGGCCATGATCCAGAGAGATGATCTGATCCGGCTTTTCCAGCGGATGTATAAAGAGCACTGGAGCTACGAATGGGGCGCAGCGTCCCAGGGGTGCGTGGATTGCTCCGGGGCGCTGGTCTTCGCTTATCGGCAGCTGGCCGGGCAGAGCGTCATACATGGCAGCAATGGCCAGGCACGGCGCTGGATCACTGGCAGCATGATGCCGATCAGCATAGCAGCGCCTGGAATGGTCGCCTTCAAGGCCAGGAAGCCAGGAGAGGAAGACTATGATCTGCCGGAGCGGTACAGAGAGCGCGGAGTGAGCTACACCGGTGACCTGATGGATTATTACCATGTAGGCTTGGTGGATGAAGATCCGCGCTATGTACTTAATGCCAAGAGCACAAGAGCGGGATTCTGCCGGGACCAGCTGACGGCAAAAAACGGATGGGACTTTGTGGCGTATCTTCTGGATGTGGAGTATCCCGGCGGACAAGATCAAGACGGAGGAGATGGAGGAAAGATGAATCAAGCGGTAGTGTCACTCCCCAGCGGGGCGTCCGGATCCACGGTCAATCTGAGGGAAAAGGCCATGACATCCGCGCCGCTGATCTGCCGGGTGCCTGTAGGTTCTGTGGTGGATATTCTGACCGACCAGGGCACATGGTGCAAGATTGGTTATATCGGTAAGCAGGGCTGGATGATGTCCAACTACCTGGAGTACACCGGGCAAGAGGGTGAAGCCGGCGGGGATCCGCTGACTGAAGCAGAGCGGGCCAAGATCGAGGCGGCGCTTGCTGAGATCGAAAAATCTATTGAAATTGTCCGTGCGACATTAGGAAGAGGTTGAGTGCCATGTGGGAGTTTATCTTGAAGTATTGGGTCGAGTTTCTTTTTGGAATCATTGCCGCCGGGCTGGTGGCGGGATATAAAAAACTGGCGAATCGGATCCAGTCTGACAAAGAGACCGAGAAGGCGATCGCCGACGGCATGCGCTGCCTGCTGATGTATCAGCTGAGGGAAGAAGGGGAAAAGCACATCACGGCCGGCTCCTGCACGATCGACGATAAGCGGGAATTTGAACGGGCATACAATGCTTACCACATGCTCGGCGGAAACGGCACAATCACATCACTGAAGGACCAGGTTATTGCTTTACCATTAAAGTAGTAAGGAGGATTGACAATGAATTGGGATTGGAAAGAATGGACACTGGCAGCACTGATCCGGGCGGTTAAGACTTTTGCTCAGACTTTCGCGGCGATGATCACTGTAGGCGCGGCCTTCAGCGAAATTGATTGGCTCCGGGCGCTGTCTGTGTCTGGCGTTGCGTTTGTGCTGAGTATCCTGACAAGCCTGGGCGGTCTGCCGGAGGTGGAGAAGAAGCAACCGCCCGACCAGGAACCAGATCAAGAGTAAAATTCAGTGGGCTACAGGTGGGCTACAAGAAACGCTGAAGCCATTGATAAATAAGACTTTACCTCACGACTACGAATCAAAAGGTCGTGGGTTCGAATCCCGCCGGGCTCACCAACGAAAACCCCGAAGTTTCAAGGCTTCGGGGTCTTTTTTTGCGTTTTGGGAATTCGTCATTTTTGGCGATTTGTTCTTCCGGTGGGCTACACGGTGGGCTACATCATTTCAGGCGGTTTGTGATCTTCCGGAGATCCTGGACCGTGGAGGACTGGTAGCGCTCCTGGGTGAAGGTGTAATCTGTGTGGCCCATCAGCCGGGCCTTGTCGCCGGTGTCGCCCGGCGCTCTCTTGATTAAGTTGCTGTAAGTGTGTCGGCAGCTGTATGGCACCTTGCCGGCGATGCCAAGCTTCGCCATGAGCGGGTCGAAGCAGTATTTTCGGAAATATTCGTGGGTCATCTGCTTTCCGTTTTTCAGGTTGGGAAAAAGCAGATCCCCGTCTGCCTCCGCCCGCTGGGTGATTATGTCGGAGATCGCCGGAGGGATGGTGACGATTCGATCGGTTCCGGCTTCCGTCTTTCCGCCGCCGATCAGGTACTTTCCCTGCTTGTTGTAAGCTTCCTTTTTCAGCTCCAGCAGCTCCCCAGGGCGAAAGCCGGTAAAACAGAGGGCCATCACATAATCCGCATACAACTCTACACCGACCGCCTGCCGGATTCTGGCAAGCTCAAGGTCCGTAAAAGGCTCATGGGTGGAGGTGGCGTCGTTTCCGGTGTAGAGATTCGCGGTAATGTTTTTTGTGACCATGTCATTGTCTATGGCGAATTTCCAAATCAGACCCGCCACAACCTTCATCAGCTGCTTGGTTCTTTTCCCAGCCGGGCAGTCATTGATCTGGGCCTGAAGCTCCGCGGGGCGAATCGTGCCGATGGGCCTATGGGAAATTTCGCGGAAATGCTTAAACGCGGCCTTATATCCTGCCATTGTGGACGCGCCGATTCTTCCCTGATAGCCCTCTGACCATTCGGTAAAGACTTTCTCCATGCTGATGTTGGAAACACTCAGAGGGCCGTTTTTGAGCGTCTCAGCGTAGGCCAGCGCCTCCCCTTTTGTCTTGAATCCGCCTTTTGTTGGCCTGCTGCGGATCAGCTTCCCGTTTTCGTCCGTGCCGGAGGTGGATGATATGCGGACCGTCCAGGTGGATCCACGCTTATAGGCCGTACCGGTGCCGTTCCCGCGCTTCTTAGTGGCGGAGCGCTGGATGACGATATGTCGGCCGCAATAACAGCAGATCAGCGCGTCGTCTGGGATATCTTTATAGCAGCGGGGGCAAATCATATCTGCACCTCCAAATCCAAAAGCTTCCGGACGGCCGCTTGTGTTCCAGGATCCGCGAGATGGTAAGCTACAGCAAGCCGCTCATCAAAGGAAAGTTCTTTTTCAACAGGTTCATCTCCAGTCATCAGCCAACCAGCATCCACACCAAGGGCTTTTGCGAGCTGATACGCCTTGTCCTGTTTCGGAGCATACTTACCGTTAATGTAATTACTGATAGAACTTTTGTCTATCCCGCTTGCCTTTGCAAGTTCAGAGGGGGTAATTCCGCGGTCTGCGATTACGCTCAACAACCTGTATCTGAATTCTTCCATTTGTGTCACCTCCTGCAAATAGAATACCATGTGCTGGACACAAATACAAGAAATCTTAAAAAAAATGTTTAGAAAGTTAAATTTTCTTGTTGACAGGTTAAATCCGCAGTGATAAGATACTCACAGTTGAGAAATCTCAACCACAAAATCCGAAGGAGGTGAGCGGATGCCGAAGGTACAGTTTGACTACTCGAAACTTCTTGGACGGATCAAAGAAAAGTGTGGGTCTCAGCGTGAATTCTCGAAAGCGCTTGGGATTAGCGAAACTTCCATGTCTGCAAAGCTGACAGGACGCGCTTTCTTTACTCAGCAGGAAATCGAGCGGTCGAAAAAGATCCTGGACATCGAGCCGGGAAAGGTATCATCTTATTTTTTTACTGAGCGGGTTTAGGTTTCTAAACCGCGAGAGGAGTGGAACCATGACGAACGCTTATGGCTTGAAGGCTTGCCCGTTCTGCAGCTCTGACCATGTCAGGATCATGTTCGGCCTTACCGGCGAGATCACTGGAGTTTACTGTTGCCATTGTCACATGATCGCGAAATGGTCGAGTCTTCCAACGTTGCCAAAGGGGCAAGAAATTTTCGAGACGGTAATCAATCAATGGGTGAAAGCCTGGAACCAGAGAGGAGTTGAACCATGACCAACGATATGGCGCTTCATGATCTGATCGTCAAGAGGGATCTTGGCCGGATCTGGGTGAGCGCATCGGAGGCGGCGGAGATCCTGGGCTGTCAGTCGGCATCCCTGACGAACGCCGCGAACAAGAAAGGCACCCTGGGCGACCTTCAATTCTTCTGGGCCGGAACGGTGCTGAAGATCAGCGTGATGAGCCTGATCCGGTTCATCAGCGGCGGGTATCCGCTGC